CAGCGGACATTTGAGCAATATCAGAGAGTGTTTCGTTCTTGATCTTGTCAGTGCCAACTTCAGCGGGTAGCAAGATAGTCTCAGCAGCCATTGGGTCAGCCGTCGAGAGCAGGAAGTCAACGACAGCCTCATTGTTCACACGACCAGATGTATCTAGCTGTGCTGCTTGAATAATGGTGCGTGACATCTTCTCCATCTTCTCTGGATCGTCATACATGGTGTTAAAGCTTACAGACACATCCATCTCGGTCTCTTCTGCGTCCTTGACGAACTGAACGGGCTCTGGGCGACCAGTAACGCGGAAGAATAGCTCCTCTGGTCCCTTGATCTTGTACATCTCGTAGACCAGCTTCAGAACGTCTTGGGCGAATGTAAGGTGGCGATTAGTCGAGGCAATCTGCATTTGAACTGAGATTGGATCCGACGGATCGTGTCCCATCAATAGACTTGCTTCCGATACAATCTCTTTCTCCAAATTAAACACAGCGCCGAAGTTCGTGTTACGTTGCAGATATGACGGTGCTTGACCAGTGCGCGTGGCATATACGCCACCAGGGCCTGGACGACCGTGATCCCACGTTGGCGGCGCAAGCAGGGAGGGACTCACCTCGTAAGCTGAGTTGTCCATGTTTGCGTCTCGGAGAACCTTTTGGTTCTTCTGGCTTGCCTTCAGCAGCTCAGGAACTGTCGGGGCGCTGTATAGTGTTCGTGCGCCGTAGCTACGGGACTGCACGATGAAAGGTAATTGGCGCATACCACTGAGCAGTGTGCGCTTGGCGAATGGTGGGACTTGCCCATCGCTATCACCAAACTCGGGACTCCAGACTGTGAGGTAAATACCCTCTGCTAGATCGTCTCGGTCAATTAGACGCTCAAACGTAAAGACAACATCAATCAGGTCGCGGTCTTCGTCAATTGAAGATGGCTGCCGAGGGTTCGGGATCGAGCTGCTTGTACGGAAGGCGTTAAGTGTGCCACGCTCATTCTCTACTGCCCAGTCAGCCCAATCCTTATCCCAACCCTCAGAGCTTACGCGACTGAGAATCTCTTGGGAGGTCATTGGCTTACGTATGTGACAGCGAGGTGCGTCGCAGAAATTTGTTGTGTAGCTTGGGGCGAAGAACTCTTCATCTGGTGCTAGGACTTGCACCACTGGCTCGCCCTGATCTTCAATGGTTACTGGGAACTTAGCTGTTCCAGTCTTGCGTAGTTCGCGGAGTGCCTTCTTTACGCGCTTCTCGTTGATCTCCCATCCTGGGATTGAGTTAAATACTTCCAGTGCTTCCTCTACGCGGTCTTCGTCGGCTAGGATCTCGATGTAGTCCTCTGCTTGCTCTGGGAAACTCTTCTGAATCTCCTCTAGGTCGAAGATCTTCTCGTAGGAACGCTTGGTGGGGGACTTGTAGTCGCAATATGCTACACGGAGAGACTTCTCCTGTGCGTAGTTGTCTGACTTCTCCATTTGCTGCCAGAAGTCTTTTATACCAGCGTCACGCAGCCACTTCATAAAGGCTGTGACCTCCGCTGAACGTGCTACGTCTTGAACGTTGCGTGGATAGGCACGAATGGACGACTTGCGGAGTGCATTCTCGTTAATGGCGATCTGGGAGGAGATGTGATACTCGGCTAAGCGTACCTCGGTGTCGCTAGAGTTCGGAAAGGGAAAAGCCGTCTCGCCAGACTTCTTTAGGTCGGTTGTCTTGCCCTCCCATTGGCAATGGCGGATGTCGGCAGAATCCGAGCATCGTTTAATGAAGTCAGCAAGACTGTCCACATCCTCGTCAAAGGTTTCCTTGAACTGATTGTAGTCGAACTCGTCAAAATATACATCCGACTCGTCTCTATCTTGATTTCTATTTATAGCCATTGTTTTCATTTTACCACAGACAGTCCTATTGATTAATTACGCTGCACTGACTCGATACCGAGAGACTAACACGCGTGTCAAGTGCTCGCCTAGACTTGACTAAACTCGCTATTTTTACCAGTCGGTTTTCGTCGTATCCAAGTGAGTCAGCCCAGCCCTCGTCGGTCATAGCGTCGATGTTACCGACCTTATCGTTTCGGATCATGTCGATTGTCGCCCATACGTCGGCGTTGTCCGCTATGAACAGCCTAGATAGCTGGGTATCGGTAGTAAGTTGTTCCATCTTGATCTACTTTGTTGACCTTGAGTCGCTTGCCGACTTGATTAATGATATGCTTGTGGCGTTTTGGCACTGACACGCGAACCTTTCTGCGTGTATCGGGGTCTTCAGCGAATACGAAGCGAGGGTTGCCCGTCTGGTGGTGCAGGACGCGAACCGTGACGATTGCTGGTGACGCTTCCTCGATAACCTTGATCTCACCCTTGATTTGCGCCGTGATCTTGAGAACGCCTGTTGGCAGGATGTATTTGCCATCTAGGTCTTCTTCTGAACATACAGCAGCTCGTAGCTTGCCAATTGACATCGCTGTGTATGGTTTACCTAGCTGTTCCGCCAGGGACTTGCATGTTTCGTGTTCTGATTCTGTCATAATTAGTATCCTCCTGAGCTAACCAAGCACTTCAGCTTGCCGCCCGAGTAGTGTTCTGGCCCTTGACCGTAGTTTGCTGTTCGCAGGTAGCGAAGGCAGTCAATAAAGTCCTTCAGCGCTTCGTCCTTCTTCTTTTGTGCGCCATAGTTTATAATGGCATAGATTAGATTGCCGCAGTCCTCGTGTATGTAGACGCGGGGCTTGTTTGCGCCGTCGATGGGCAGGTTTACGTTGTAGAAGAACCAATCGTCGATGGCGGTCAGTCCCTGCTCTTCCTGTGAGCCCATAGATGGCACGTAATGGAAGTCGTGGGCCGAGAACTGGTCAAATAGGTCGGTATTGTCGGCATTCTCGTTGGCGAAGAAGCGGGAGTCACCGATGCGCTCAAATGGTTCGATTCCCAGCTCTTTTTCGATGTCCGAGAACAACTTGCAGTATCCGACAACGTCATAGCCCAGCTTCTTGGATGCTGGTCCGAACTTCCAGTGTGGATCACCAAACTCAGCCCAAGGTCCGTAGGTCTTGCGGTCTGGCCACTCCCTGCGGATGTAGATCTCCGTGTCCGAGCCTACGCCCGTGACTCCAGCCCACAGACTAGTGTAGTTACGAGCACCAGCGGGGTCAACCACTTGGTAGCAGGTGAACTTCTTCTTGTCCGACAGGTCGGGGAAGTCCTTATGCTCTAGCACGTGGACGCTCTGGCTAAATAAGGGGAACAGAGATGTCATTGACTTGACTGGAACACCATACGCACGAGTTAGGATCTCGTCTCGTGTGCTGTGCCTCAGTTCCTTTGCGATACGCTCATATCCGCCGAACGGATTGAACTCAGAGTGGAAGTATACGATACCTGCGTCCTTCTCTGGGCTATATTGCGTCACTGGAACTTCTTCGCCATCTAGCAATGGTGCTTTGCGCGTTTTCCTTGTCTCTGCTCCCTTTAAAAACTCAGCTACGAATGGCGTGTAGCCATCAATGGGCGTAAACGTCAACATCATCTTAGCATCCCGTGTAGCTAGGCGGAATCGCATGGTGCGGATCAAGTCACCGTCTTCCAGGTACTCGTCTGGCCACAGTCCGATGTTGTGCCACTCTGGTGTCTTAGAACCCAGCTCAAGACCCTCAAACTTACTACGGTTGGCGATGAACTGGCTGTATGTGTGAAATAGCACCTGTGAGCCGTTGGGTAGAATGAATGACTGCCCAGTGAAGCCGTTCTTGACGGTGTAGTTCAAATACTCCAGCACACCCTTGGTCTTCACCTTGAACTCTGGAGGTAGATAGCGGTAGACAGCTGATTGCTGCGTCCTGATGGAGGCGTCAGCGTCCTGCGCGAAACATACGATGATAGACTTAGGGTTCTCCAGCGCAGCCTTCACGACGCTCCTAGCGCCATACTCGGTTTTGCTCGAGCGATTTCCACCAAAGATCATCAAAGTATCGTAATCCTCGAGCATCTTGTCGGCATACACCCAGCCCTCCAGCGACACACCGAAGTTCAGCGGGTCAGCATCAGCATTGGCTATAGCGTCCTCGTGCTGGCGGTGCATCTCCACGAGTGCCTTGAGACCTTCTGGCTTCGTAGAGCCGTCGTCGTTGAAGCACAGCTTCTTGATCTCATCGGGCGTAGGAGCCTTGAGGATAGGGTGTGTTGTGAACTTAATGAGAAATCCTTTCTTTCGCCATGTCGTAGTATTCCTCTACCTTCTCGATGCCGATGAAGTTACGGTCTAGGTTCTTAGCTGCTACACCCGTTGTGCCGCTACCTAAGAATGGGTCAAACACCGCGTCACCTTCATTTGACCATGAGGTTATGTGGTCTTGAGCCAGCGGTAGTGGGAAAGGGGCTGGGTGTACGTTTTCTCCGCGCTGTCGTTGCGGGTTTACTTCCCAGATGTTGAATCGTTGCCCATACTCTAAGGAGGTGTAACTTTTCCCTTTCTTTGTGGCTCCGCAAGCAAGCCGCTTAGTCTTTCGAATAGTTTTGCCTGCGTGCTTATTCTTTCGGTCCTTTAGGGGGTTAAAAGACTTAGGACAACCCTTAGAGAATATAAACATGTATTCAAAGACAGGCGAGTATCTGGTTTTTAATGCCCCTACAGCGCTGAAGCCTCCCTTGTTCCATATCATCGTATCGTGAAGCCTAAACCCGCACTCCATAGCATACAGAGCCTGCTTGAAGCTTGTCCCTGTCTCACTACCCCTGATCGTCGCGTCGCCAACCACCCATACGACTACACCACCCTCTTTGGTCACTCGATACAGTCCCTCTAGCACCTGCTTCCAGATGCTTTCATTCCATTGCAGCGAACCCTCGTAGGTGCGTAGGTTATCGTATGGTGGTGATGTTACGGTGAGATCAACGCTACATGCGTCCATCTTTGCCATTTCTTCGATACAGTCTCCGTGTATTAGTTTAGTCATATCAGTCTACGATCTCTACTTCCTGGATGCCCTCTAGCATCTTACGAGCATACTCCTCAGCCTCGTCTAGCGTGGTCTTGTGCTCTACCACCACACGCTGAATGTTGTTGCCCGTCAGCTTTGAGTGAATGTCGTTGAACGCCTGTAAGCTCTTGCCTTGCTTGAACAGCTCGTTGCCGTCAATCTCAATGTCCCCACTCTCCACGCGGTCAGAGTAGCTATTCTGCGACTTGCGGTAGGTGTCTAGCCCTTGGAACAGCACAGAGGATATCTCAGATGCCCATGCGTTGCGGATCTCTGACGACTCTGGGTCTGCCATTAGCTCCGTCTGCACGTCGTAGTAAAAGTTGCGTGTAATCTTGTTCTTGCGCAGGAACGTACTGACCTCATCGGGCTTCTGGATGATGTGCTGTGCCACCAATGCCCAGTGCTTGGGATTGCGATTGCACCAAGAGCGACC